TATACCCGCAACAATAGACAAAGGCCTTGATTATTTTGTGGTGGTTAGCACGGACACAGAAAAGGCATTAGCATACGAAGTAAAATCTCCGGTTAGCATAGATAAGGGATTACAGTACACAGTCAAAATAACACCAGCAGGAATTGAAAAAGTATTAGCATATACTATTTTAACAACGCCGGCAGAAATTACCAAGGGACTGGATTATTTCATAATGATACCTAGCGACATAAACAAAGGGCTAGATTATACAACTAAGGCACCGGTAGATATTGAAAAAGCCTTGACCTACGGTATAATAACCGACACAGATATTAGCAAGGATTTGGCCTACACAATTTTAACAATTACAGCTATTGAAAAAGCGTTGGCGTATGAGGTACTGGTTAAAACCGCAGTAGAAAAAGGACTGGATTATTTTATTAAAACTGTAATAGCAATAGACAAGGGTTTGACCTATACAATTAAATCGCCAGTTGGTATAGAGAAGAGTTTGACTTACAGCGTAATGATACCGACAGATATTCAAAAGGCATTAAGCTACCAAGTAGACGCGCCACATTTGATAGACAAGGGATTAGTTTATATGATTTTGACTATCCCAGAGGCAATAACAAAAACATTAGAGTACGAGATAAAAAGTCCAGTGGCGATTGAAAAGGGATTGTCCTATACAGTCAAAGCGCCAGTCGCAGTAGAAAAAGGATTAGAGTATTTGATAATGATACCTGCGACAATAGACAAGGCATTAGCCTACACAATTTTAACAGATACGGCGATAGACAAGGGACTTGATTATTGTATTTTGATAGCGACTGGAATTGAAAAGGGACTAGAATACTTTATTTTAATAGAGACAGCTATAAATAAAAGTTTAGCCTACACAGTTAAAACGATATTGGGTATTGAGAAAAATTTAGAGTACGCAATAATAATACCGACCGATATTAACAAGGGATTACAGTACACAGTTATTACCACGCCAGAGGGTATAACAAAAGGATTAGCATATACGGTTTTAACAACCCCGGCCGAAATAACAAAGGCACTAGGCTATTTTATATTAACCGAGTTTGCAATAGAAAAAAGTTTAACCTACGCAATTAAGACGATAATTGGAATTGAAAAAGCATTGGATTACACCGTAATAACAGACACAAGCATACCGAAAGTTTTAGCATACAGAATTTTAACATATGCAGAAATTAGCAAAGGTTTGGTTTATGCCGTTCAAACAGATACGGACATTAGCAAGGGGATAGGATACATGATTTTAACTGAGTTAGCATTGACCAAAGGATTACACTATGAAATAAAAAGTCCGGTAGTGATCACGAAGAGCGCGAGCTATACAATAATAACTACGCTAGCAAAAACAAAAGCGTTAGTTTATGACGTGATAACCGAGATAGAAATAACAAAGGGACTAACATATGAGATATTGCCAGAGGGAGAATTAACGAAAGGACTAGCCTATGTGGTTATTACACAAGGAGAAATAAGCAAAGGTTTAATTTATAGGGTGGAACCCCAAGCGGATATAACCAAAGCGTTAGCTTATGAAATAAAATCGTCAGTAGAATTGACGAAAGGCTTGGCGTACCGGGTAATAACCGAGATAATAATTACCAAAGGGCTAGATTATGTTTTGCAAGTATCCCCGTACAGTCAAAAAACCGGCATTTATTCAAGCAAGGATAGCCCCTACACTGGCTTTCCAAGAAATTAATAAATATGTTATAATAACAATATGAAAGGATATACAACAAAAACAGCGTTAGAAAATTACACGCTCCAAGCGATTGATGCTTCCTTTGTTTCGCAGATAACATCGTGGATAGAGAGCATTGAGAAGTTTATTGATTTACGGACTGGCCGTAATTTTATTGCTGACGAAGTAGCAAGCGAGAAAAAATACGACGGCGACGGAGCGGTCGAGATTTTGGTAGATGACTTTATAGAATTGACAAAATTAGAGGTTGGCGAATTAGAGGCAACTAGGATAACAGTAGACGCAGACGATTACAGGATTTATCCAACCAACGAATTGCCAAAAAGAAAAATACAATTAAAGAGTGGCTATTTCACAACCGGTGGCCAGAACATTGTTATAACCGCAAAATGGGGGTATTCAGAGGAATGCCCAGCAGACATAACATTAGCGGCGACAACCTTGTTAGCGGGCGTGACGGGCTATTCAGACGACAGCAAGGGCAAGGTAAAGAGCGAGAGCGTGGGTCAGTATTCAGTTAGTTATAAAACCGACCAAGGCTGGCAGGATTTCAAGAGGGCAATAATGATTTTAGATAGCTATAAGAAATTTCATTTTTAAATATGTCAATAAGTAATAACTACAATGATAGTGTAGACGTAAAAAGAATGACGACGGTAGCAGGTAGTAGTATAAAAAAAGAATATACAGAATGGATAACAAACCTAGCTTGCCACATTCAGCCGTTAGATCCGAGCATTACAGCAGACATTGAGGGAGGCTACGGTAAAAACAGATTAATGATTTGCTCGATACAGGATATAGTAGAGGGCGACAGGATTATACACGACAGTAATGAATACAGGATAGCAGGGATAGAAAAATTTAATGATTTACCGGGCCGAGCTAACCACATGGAGATATTAATTAGGATTTTTAAATAGTTATGGCTAACGCTTTGATAAAATTTGAAATAAAAAACATAAAAGAAATAAAGGCAACGTTTAAACAGGCACCAGTAAAAATGACGAGAGAATTGAATAAAGCCATAAAAAGAATAATTACTAAAATAGAGGGGACTGCAAAAAGAGAGGCGCCGGTAAATAAGCAGAGCGGAGGTGGCAATTTAAGACAGAGCATTAGTTCAAAAATGGCAGGAATAGCCAAAGGAGTGGTAGATGTAAGCGCTAAATATGCAATATACGTTCACGAGGGAACGCGACCGCACATAATACGGATAAGAAATAAAAAAGTTTTAGCGAATACCAGGACAGGCAGATTTTTTGGCAAAGTAGTACACCATCCAGGGACAAAGGCAAACCCATTTTTACAGAGAGCAGTAGATAAAAACAAATCATTTATAGATAAAGAGTTTGGGAACGCAGTAGAAAAAGCATTGAAATAATAAAATAAAAAATATGCCAACGGACTTCGCGACAATTAGATCAGCCATAGTGGCAAAGATAACAACGATAGACGACGTGGCAGAGTGCTACGGCTACGATAAAAGCACGCTAGAGGGATACCCAGCCGTTATAGTAGTGCCAAGTGACAACGAGGCAGACTATGGATCGAGTACAAACGATAAAGTAGTGTTTGTTTTTAAAGCAAGGATATATTATTTATTCAAAGGAGAAGTAGAGGCAGAGGCGGCCGAACTGGCATTAGATATGATAGTGGATCAGATATTGTCAATGTTCAGAGAGAGGAACATTTTAGGTAGCGCATGCGACTGGATAGAGCCGGCACCAAGCGTCTGGGAGTACGAAGCAAGAGGCGAAGCAGTATATAGGACAGCAGAAGTAAGTTTGAAATGTGTAAAATACTCTACAATTACTTAGAAATATGTTATAATTAACATATAGATAAAATAATAATTTAAAAAAATAAGAATAAAAGTATGTTATTAAAAGGAGAAGATTTAAGCCTAGGAATAGGTGCAGAAGAGATTAGAGGGACGGTGGTAGATCCACAACAATGGATACCAGCAAGAACGCCGACTGGTATTAACGTGGAAGTAGTAAAGGCGATGATTAAAGAGACCAAGGCTTCGGGCATAGCAAGCCAAGGATCAGAAGTAGTCCAGCGTAAAGCAGTTGGATCGTTAGAATTCAATTTGCGTTCAGATGGAATAGGATATGTTTTAAGAAGTTTGATTGGTAAATGTACTACATCGGTAGCTTATGGGACAGTCAATAGTCATTTATTCGAAATTTTGGCAAATAACCCACAATTTCCAACAATGTCTTTAGGGCTATCACAACCCGGACAGCAAAATTATAGCTACAATGGAACGCTGATTAAGTCATTAGAATTGCGGACACCGGTAGACGATTTAGTAAATGCGACGATAGAATTTGAAGCGCGAGACGAAGCAGAGCATGAAAATTATACACCAGAATACGTAAGCACAGATTACATGTTTAGACCATACGATGTAGAAATTAAACTAGCAACCAACATAGCAGGACTGGCGGCCGCCGAAGCGATTAGCGTTAAAGAATTGTCATTGAAGATAGCAAACAACGCAAGGACACAACAAAATATCGGATCGATTACACCGACAGATATTATTGCAAACCTCCTAGATATTAGCGGTAGCCTAGTATTAGATTACGAGGGCGACACATACCACGATTTATACAAGGACGGGACATACAGGGCATTGCAGATTACACTAACTAGATCAGATATAGATTTAGGCGGAGGGTATAATCCAAGTATTATAATCCAGCTAGCTAAAGTATCACTAGAAACATCAAGTCCGGACAGACCGCTAGACGACATAGTTAGAGACGGCTTTGATTTCGTCGCTCACTATTCAGATACAGATGAGGAGGCAATAAACATAGTGGTACAGAATACAGTAGACGATTATAACAACGCATAAGAATAGACAATTTAATTAACACCCGGGTAGTGTAGAATGCTACGCTACCCGCTAATAAAAAAAATATGATTATCGCATTGAAAAATGGCGAGGCACAATTAAAAGATTTTTGTCCGCATAAAATTAAAAAAGGGATAAACAAAATTTTATATGCTGGCGTCACATTAAATAGTGACGGGAAGTCTGAGGGTTTTAGCATGGAAAAAATGGAGCAAGCGAATGATTACGCGATGAGACAAATGATTGACCAGATAACTATAGACGAGAAAATTGTAGAGGTCACAACGGAGTCAATCGATGATCTACCGGAAGAAGATTACACAAAAATTTTAGTATATATTGACGGAATTACTAAAAAGCTGATCCCAAAAGACTAAAGGGAGACCTGGCTAAATTTATATCAGGTGGGCAGAAAAAGGAAGCTCCCGACATTTACATAAAATATATTTTATGCAAAGAGTTTAATTGGTTGCCGTCTGAGTTTGACAAGCAGGACTATTATGTAATTGAGCAATTTTTGTATATTCTTATTTTGGAAAACGAAGAACGTAATAAAAGTATAAAAAAATAGATGGCAACAAAAAAACAATTACAATTAGTGATTTCAGCAGATGACCAGGCTTCTAAAAAAATTAAGCAATTAGACAATAGCGTTTTAGGATTAGAGAGTGGATTTAACAAGTTTAATATATCACTAGCGGTTGTCGCTGGCGGTATTGGTTATCTAGGTAAAAAAATGGTAGACGCGGCGGCGGGCTTTGAACAAACGCAAATCGCTTTTAATACCATGCTCGGTAGCGCCGAGATAGCAAATACATTATTGAGAGACCTAGCAGAGTTTGCGGCCAAGACACCATTTCAATTAAAAGATGTTGAAAAGGGAGCGAGGTCGTTATTGGCGTTTGGGATAGAAGCAAATAAAATACTACCGACGTTAAAATCATTAGGCGATGTCTCCGCCGGGCTATCAGTCCCAATGGAGAGATTGGTTTTAAATTTTGGCCAAGTCAAAGCACAAGCAAAACTAACCGGCAGAGAGTTAAGAGACTTTGCTATTGCTGGTGTCCCTATTTTAGACGAGCTGGCAAAAAATCTAGGTAAATCAAAAGCTGAGATTTCAGATTTAGTTTCTAAAGGTAAGATAGGATTTGCAGAAGTTGAGGACGCGTTCAGATCAATGTCGTCTGCCGGCGGTAGATTTTATGATTTGATGGACAAGCAGTCAAAAACATTTCTAGGTAGAATTTCAAATTTACAAGATAGTTGGGATTTATTTTTAAGAGGACAGGGAAGTCAGCTCATAGTTTGGGCTGGCATTTTTGTTGATAAATTGGCGCAGATAGTAGACTGGCTGAGAAGAGACGCCGAGGGGTTAAATTTAGTTGGCCAATCCATCTTCGGGTTATCTTTATTTTTTAAAGCATTAGCAAAAACAGTTTTTTCAGTATTTTTGCCGATCGCCGGAATGGCAAGACTTATGTTTGAAACCGCAAAAGTAGGTATGGCGTTCGTCAAGGATATGATAAATGGATTTCAAAATTTAGGCCAAACTTTGAAAAAAGTATTTAGTGCTATGGGCGAGGCACTAAGAGGTAATTTTAAACAGGCAGGCCTCGATTTAAAAGGAATGATGAAAGAGGCAGTCCAAGAAACGACAGCGCAGATGGAAAGTTTTGATAATGTTTTAGCTGACGTCACGTTCGGGATACAGCAGGGATTTAAAGACGCGACCGACTCATGGGTTGATTTCTCACAGCTAGATGGATTTACAACCGTGATCCAAAAGTTTGGCGTGTTAGGAGGTAGCATAAAAGAGCAAATCGCAAACGCCGTTGACAAAGGAGGCGAGGAATTAAAAAAACTAGAAGATGCTTTTGCAAAGCTACAAGACAAAATACAGGACGTTGCGATAAAATCGTCAGACGCATTGCTTGGGATAGCAGAAAAAGTTAAGGATTTACAAAAAGATTTGATGGAGACGTTGGTAGGAAACGTCAAAGACAACCTAGGCGTCAACCAGGAGATGGCACAAGCGTACGTCGACCAGGAGCAAAAGATAGCCGACTTAAAAAAAGCAATTAACGAAGAGAGCGACTTCGCTAAAAGACAAGCATTAAAATCTCAGTTAAATTTTGAAGAGGAGGAGCTAGCAAAATACAGGACGGTTGCCCTTGCTTTTGAGAATGAGATAGAGGAAGTTCGTAGAAGAAACAGCTTGTCAGATATTGCTAGAGCAGTCGAGGACGCGAACATGAAAAGAAATGAAATAAATAAAACGTTCAGTCTAAAATTTCAGAAGATACAGCAAGAGATTGACGCAGAAAAGAAAAAGTTTGAAGACATAAAAAAATTGCAAGAAATAGCACTCGTTCAATCTAACGAATTTTTAAATTTAGCCGAGGATCAAACAGCCCAAAGTATTGCCAGGCAGATAGCAATGTACAATGAATTAGCAACGGCTATAACCAGAGCGGCGCAGGGTAAAATTTCAAATACAAATCTAAACATACCAGGGAGAGCAACCGGGGGAGCAGTAAACGATAATAGCCCGTACATAGTAGGAGAGAATGGCCCGGAATTATTTATACCAAAGGCGAGCGGAGTGATCCGTCCAAATTTAGCCGGGGCAGGTCTAGGCAATATAACAATCAATATAACAGGCAATGAATTTGTCGGAGAGGAGGGCATAGCAGACAGGCTCGGCGATGAAATAATGAGGTCGATAAAAGACACGCTAAAATTATAAAACAATGATAACGATTAAAATAGACACAGTAGACAAATCGTCTATTATAGAATTCGGCTCAGTAAAAAAAACAGATGTGCTAAACCAAAAGACTGACACGTTAGCGTTCGATATAATTTATCATAGCGGGCAAACTTATAGACCGGCAGGAGGTAGTGAGGTGGAAATGTACGACGGAGCGACAAAGATATTTGGCGGGGTAATTTATAACGTCAGTAAGCAGATACAAGCAGATAATCGTGTAAAATATCAAGTTAGATGTAAAGATTATAGTTATTATTTAGACAGG